ATAAAAAACAACCTTTAAGTTTCTTACACAAAGCGATCAAGTCTCTCAATCAACTCCGTATGATTGAAGATAGTCTTGTTATCTACAGATTGTCCCGTGCTCCTGAGCGTAGAATTTTCTACATCGATGTCGGCAATCTACCTAAGGTAAAAGCGGAGCAATACCTCCGTGATGTGATGGGTAGATATAGAAACAAACTAGTTTATGATGCTTCAACAGGAGAGATCCGTGATGATAAAAAGCATATGTCAATGCTTGAGGACTTCTGGCTTCCTCGTCGTGAGGGTGGTAGAGGAACTGAAATCACTACACTCCCAGGCGGTCAAAACCTTGGTGAACTCAAGGATGTTGAGTATTTCAAAAAGAAACTTTACAACTCACTCAACCTACCACCTTCCCGTCTTACGGATGACAACAAAGGGTTTAATCTTGGTAAGACCACGGAGGTTCTTAGGGATGAACTTAAGTTTGCTAAGTTCATCGGCAGACTACGTAAAAGATTTGGAGAACTATTCCACGATATTCTCAGAACTCAACTCATTCTCAAAGGAGTAATCGCTCCAGAAGATTGGGATGACATGGAAGAGCATATTCAATATGACTTCTTGTTTGACAATCACTTCAATGAACTGAAGGAACAAGAAATGATGTTACAGAGAATTACTCTAGTAACACAGATGGATCCTTTTGTCGGTAAGTATTTCTCTGTCGATTATATCCGCCGTCAAGTGTTGATGCAAACCGAGAAAGAATTCAAGGAAATTGATAAGCAAATGAAGGGAGAAATTGCTTCTGGTCTTGCTATTGATCCAGCACAAACAAACATGCTGGATACAATGACGGCACAAAACACAGCGTTCCAACCAGAGATTGGTGAGATTCAAGCACAAGATTCTGCTGAAAGAGAAGCAGCTGCTGCTGATGACAGTGTAGACCGTGAAGTTGACAAAGCAAAGCGGATGCCAAAACCACCAAGTTCTAATTCTAATAAATAGTTTATAACCTGAATTTAAATTATGGATGACCAATCGCTTGACGCTCAAGTTTTAGATATTGTCAACTTAATTGCTGACAAGAAAAGAGCGGATGCTTTAGATAAAATTGATGACATTCTTTTTGCTAAAGCATCAGAAACAATTGATACATATAAAAAGACTGTTGCTTCAACATACTTCGATGAACCAACGGGAGAACCCACGGAAGAACAATGAAACTAATTACAGAAACTATTGAATCTATCAAGATTCTAACGGAAGATAATAACGGAAAGCAGAACCTTTATATTGAAGGAGTATTTCTACAATCCGAAATTCAAAACCGTAATGGAAGAATCTATCCTCTTTCTGTTTTACAGAAAGAAGTGAATAGATACAATGAGGAGTATGTAGTCAAAGGTCGTGCTCTAGGAGAGTTGGGTCATCCAGATGGTCCAACTGTAAACCTAGACCGTGTGTCACATAAAATTGTTTCTCTAAAAGCGGAGGGCAATAACTTCATTGGTAAGGCAAGAATTCTTGATACACCGATGGGTAAAATTGCTAAGAATCTTTTAGATGAGGGTGTACAACTTGGCGTTTCTTCTAGAGGTATGGGTTCTTTAGAAGAACAGAATGGCGTTAAATATGTACGTGATGATTTCATGCTTGCTACTGCTGCCGATATTGTAGCAGACCCTTCAGCTCCAGATGCTTTTGTTAATGGAATCATGGAAGGTAAAGAGTGGGTGTGGGACAATGGCATTCTCAAAGAGTGCCAGATTTCCGATATGAAGAAATACATTTCGGAATCAACCCGTAGAGATATGGAAGAGAGAACGCTCAAAGTATTTGAGCATTTCCTTTCAAATCTATAAATTACTAAATAACTTTAGAATAATCATTAGAATTCACGAGGAAAACTCAAATGTCAGATATGCTAAACGAAAAGTTTGAGGAGTTTGCTAGTGAGCACGCTGCTGTTCTTTCTGAGGCTGGAGATCCAATGCCAACAGTAACTGCTGCTGTTCTCCCTGGTGACGCCGCTGCTTCAGGTCAATCACACACTGCTGTTAACGCCAAAGCTTCTGCTGGCGAAGGTGCTACGGGTCATGCCGCTCCCCTTCAACCAGGAATTGCTATTGGTCAATCATCTCCAACCGAAGTTAACAGTGTAACCACTACTCCTCACGAGCATGATGAGGATGGTGATGAGAACCCTGGCGCTAAGGCTGCTGCTCCTATTTCTGGTGGTATTTCTGGCGAACCAAACCGTGGTGGTTCCAACACCGACCTTCCTAATGGTACTGCTCCTAAGTTCGGTAGCGATATTGCCTACGGAACTAAAGAAGGTGGTAGCGTAACTTATCCTATCAAACCAAAATTTGAAGACCTCGACGTATCTAGTGATGTCGCTGCTCTAACCGAGGGCACCGAACTATCAGAAGAGTTTGCTGAAAAAGCAAAAACAATTTTTGAAGCTGCTGTTAAGTCTAAGTTGTCTGAAGAGTGGACTAAACTCGAAGAGCACTACAAGGCACAACTAGAAGAGCAAGTTGAAGCTGTTAAGAAAGAACTTGCTGAAGAAGTTAGCGGCACCGTCAATTACGCTGTCAACAAGTGGCTTGAGGAAAATCAAGTTGCTGTTGATCGTGGTATCAGAAATGAGATTACCGAAGACTTTATTGCTGGTCTGAAGAATCTCTTTGAATCACACTACATTAACATCCCCGACGACAAAGTTGATGTTGTCGAAGGTATGAGTGAAGATCTTTGTAAGATGGAAGAGCGCCTCAACGAACAGGTTAAGCGCAATATTGAACTTCAAAATCGTCTCAACGAATCTGCTAAGGCAATTATCGTGAAAGAAATTTCCGAGGGTCTAGTAGATACTCAGAAAGACAAACTAGCATCCCTCGCTGAGGGCGTTGAGTTTACTTCCGAGGAGGAATTCTCGAAGAAACTCACCACTATCAAAGAATCATACTTCCCTAAGGAAGGTGCTCCTAAGGTAGTTGCTGACGAAACTCCAGTCGAATCCGAGGAAGTAACGCCAGCGATGGCAATGTACCTCCAAGCGATGAATCGCTGGAATCAGTGATTAACTAAATAATTTTATCCACATTCCAAAACAAACATCGGAGATACAAATGTTTAACGCAGAACATCTCCAGGAAAAGTGGTCCCCTGTTCTTAACCATGGCGAAGCTCCTGCTATCCAGGATCGCTATAAGAGAGCGGTAACCTCTGTCCTCCTGGAAAACCAAGAAAGAGCTCTTCGTGAAGAGCGCGGTATGCTTAACGAAGTTGCCGTCAACTCACTAGGCGCTGGCACCATCGCTCCTGCTGGTTCAGCTCTAGGTTCATCCAACACTGGCGGTCTTGCTGGTTTCGATCCAGTTCTAATCAGCCTAGTCCGTCGTGCTATGCCTAACCTAATGGCATATGACGTTTGTGGTGTCCAGCCTATGTCTGGTCCTACAGGTCTAATCTTTGCCATGAGATCCCGTTACGAGAACCAAGCAGGCGAAGAGGCACTCTTCAACGAGCCTGACACTGGATTCACTGGTGGTTATGACGCTAACCAAGGCGACTATGCTGTCCGTGCTGGCGACGGTACTTCTGCTGGTGGCGGTTCCACCTCAGACGGTAACAACCCTGCTCTCCTCAACGACGCTGCTCCTGGCACCTACGAAGTAGGCACCAAGATGCCTCGTGAAGATCTTGAGCGTATGGGCGAAGCGAACAGACTCTTCCGTGAGATGTCATTCAGCATCGAGAAGACTTCGGTCACCGCTCAGTCAAGAGCACTCAAGGCTGAGTACACCCTAGAACTAGCTCAAGACCTCAAGGCAATCCATGGTCTTGACGCTGAGCAAGAACTCGCTAACATTCTTTCTAGCGAAGTTCTCGCTGAGATCAACCGTGAAGTTGTTCGTAGAGTCTACACCGTCGCTAAGAAGGGTGCTCAGAACAACGTTGCCAACCCTGGCATCTTCGACCTCGACGTTGACTCCAACGGTCGTTGGTCTGTTGAGAAGTTCAAAGGTCTTCTATTCCAAATCGAGCGTGATGCTAACGCTATCGCCCAAGAGACTCGTAGAGGAAAGGGCAACTTCCTGATCTGTTCAGCTGACGTTGCTTCTGCTCTCGCCATGGCTGGTGTACTCGACTACACCTCTGGTCTAAACGGTGCTGGTGGTCCTTCCATCGGTCAGGTTGATGACACTGGCAACCTTTCGGTTGGCACCATCAACGGCAGAATTAAGGTCTACGTTGATCCTTATGCTGCTAACCTAAGCGACAAGCACTACTACGTCATCGGTTATAAGGGTACTTCACCTTATGACGCTGGTCTCTTCTATTGCCCATACGTTCCCCTCCAGATGGTTCGTTCGATCGATCCTAACACCTTCCAGCCCAAGATTGGCTTCAAGACTCGTTACGGTATGGTCAGCAACCCATTCGTTACCACGAACGGTCTGTACAACGGAACCCCTGACGGTGAGGCTCTCACCGCCAACGCTAACATGTACTACAGAAGAGTACAGGTTACCAACCTCATGTGATCTATTCACAAAACAACACAGGGGGGACCTTCGGGTCCCCTTTTTTTATACATAAAATAAAACAATGAAATATTTTTGGTTTACAGTAACCATCTTTTCCTTAATATTTCTGTTATCATTATTTTGTTTTAGATGTTATAACGGATTGGTTTTATGAGAGGAAAATTATCAAAGGTTGACATACTCAGCAGAGTGTATAAAATGAAAAACGAATTATACAATGGTACACATTACGCTAAGTCAGCTGACTGGCACGATGGTGCTCACGATGTATTGAACAGAGTTTTAGATTTATTAAAAGAATATTCAGAATGAAAGATCTAGATTTTATAGACGACCTCATGGAAGAAGATCAATTCAAAGATCTATTAAAAAAGTGTGCTAGGATGAAGGCAGATCTTCTTTTCGAAGAACCTTGCCCAATTTACGAAGCGGACAAAGATGACTGGGATGATTTCTGGTGTAACTATGATGAAGAATGATTGGAGAAAAAGCGACGAAAGATTTCAGCAAAGACAGTTTTTACTGAGTGCTTTCATTCGCTCTGGGAAAGTATTGTATTCTGATGTCTACGAATTTTGTGATCATGCCATCAGTCAAGGTTATGGAGAAACTTTATCTAAGTTGGATTTAAAGGATGTTGATCCTTGGTTGATGAGAATGTACGATGAATGGAAAGCGGCATACGACACTATTAGATAAATAGTTATTGCTTGGGAAGTTGACATGCCTGCTGAATGGTATAAAAAGCAGATAGGTAATAGGAATTACCTATCTCCATTGGGATTCAAGTTAGAACTTGAATTGTTTAATGGTGTGGATTTTTTCTGCCAACGTGTAAATCTTCCTGACATTTCAATGCCATTCACGGAAGTTCCAACAAGATTTCGTAACTTTCCAATTGTTGCTGGTGGCGGTGTTACATACGGGGATTTCAATGTATCCTTTATTGTTGATGAAGAATTAATTAATTGGAAATCAATTTACAATTGGATTAGAACTAACGGCGTATCGGAAGAGCATATGCCATCTCAAGAACCAGAAACAAGTTCTGCCAGACTGATGATATACTCATCAAATTACAACATCAATCATGTGGTAGCGTTTGAAAATATCTTCCCAATCTCCTTGACAGAGATGACATTTGATGCTACACAAAATGATGTAGAGTACTTTACAGCACAGGTCACTTTCAAGTATACTGGTTATAATATTATAGACTCCTCAGGTATTTAATGAATTTTGATAAACTACATAATAAATTTGAAAAAATTAAAGCAGAGTGGGCTGAAGATAGTCAAGTAGATTTTGAATTCAAAAACAAAGAGTATAGTGCCGATCTAGGAAAGATCTCAATGGAGATCCCTTTCCAGCATAATAAATACTTAAACCATTACACCGATCTTTCACAAATCAAAACCAGTCTAGAATTCGAAGTTCGTAAACTGGTCCGAGAGAAAAGAGAATATTACAGCGGGGAGGCAGAAGCAAAAGTATACGCTGAAAAACCTTTCGGTTCTAGTATTAAAACCGCCGACAAAATGAAAGTTTATCTTGAGTCGGACGAAGACATTATTAACCAAGAAGCAAAGATTAAGTACATCGATCAGATGCTTTTCTTTTTAGACAATGTTTTGAGGATGATTTCCCAAAGAAATTATCATGTGAAGAACGCTATTGAATGGGAGAAGTTTATTAATGGAAACTAATGTCCCTGATTACGGTAAAGAAGAAGAACGAGGTTTATCTAACCCTTAATTCTGAGCAGCATGTTCATCACGAACTAGCAGATTACTTTTCCTTTGAACTACCAGAGGCAAAGTTTCTAAAGAGGCAACCACGATTTAGATACTGGGATGGTACGATTCACCTGTACTCGCCAGCTACGGGTGAATTGTATGGCGGTTTACTTCCCCATCTTAAAGAGTGGTGTGCCGAAAGACGTTACCAGTTATCGTATGAGTCTAACGACTGGTACGGTGACGTAGAAGTTAATAACAAATTTGTATCCATGCTTGGTGTCAAGCATTTTATGGATAAAGTTTGTAAGTATCAACCAAGAGATTATCAATATGCTACTGTATATAAGGCACTAAAGAATGACCGTGGACTGTTTCTTTCTCCCACGGGATCTGGCAAGTCTCTAATGATCTACAGCATCGTTAGATACTATGTTGCTAATGGAAAGAAGATTCTCCTTGTAGTGCCCACCACGTCGCTTGTAGAGCAGATGTTGAAGGACTTTAAGGACTATGGATGGAATGCCGAAGAGTACTGCCATACAATCTATTCTGGAAAGGATAAAGATACAGATAAGAATGTTGTTATCTCAACGTGGCAATCCATCTACAAGTTTCCTAAGCGTTACTTTGATGATATCGATTGTGTAATTGGTGACGAAGCACACTTGTTCAAGTCAAAATCACTGACTGGTATCATGACCAAGTTACATAATGCCAAGTATCGTTTTGGGTTTACAGGTACACTGGATGGTAGCAAGACACACAAGTGGGTTTTAGAAGGTCTCTTTGGTGCCTGTGAGAAAGTGACTAGAACAGATGACCTAATCAAACAAGGACACCTTTCAAACTTTAGGATCAAAGTATTGTTGTGTAAGCATGAATACAAATACTTTGAGGACTATCATGCCGAGATGGAATATATCGTAGAGCATGAAAAAAGAAACAACCTAATCAAAAATCTTGTAAAAGATATAGAAGGCAACACACTAGTACTGTTTAACTATGTTGAGAAACACGGCGAACCACTTTACGAGTTGATAAATAATTCTGTGCCTGATCGTAAAGTATTTTTCGTTCACGGTGGCACTGATGTAGAAGATAGAGAAGAAGTTCGTCAGATTACTGAAAGTGAAAACAATGCTGTGATCATTGCTTCATACGGAACATTCTCTACAGGCATCAACATTAAACGTTTACACAATATTATCTTTGCTTCCCCAAGTAAGTCACGGGTACGTAATCTCCAAAGTATTGGACGTGTCCTCAGGAAAGGCGACGGCAAAGACATAGCAACACTATACGATATCGCTGACGATATCTCCTCCAATAGTAGAAATAACTATACTCTTAATCATCTAGCAGAAAGAATTAAAATCTACCAAGAGGAAAACTTTAAGTATGAAGTAATACCTATCGCTTTAAAATAATATGGAAGAAGAATTTTATTCAACAATAAAATTAGTTACAGGAGAAGAAATAGTTTCTAAGGTATCTTATGTAGAAGAAGATAATATTCTCTTTTTAGATAATCCAATGAAAGTTGAAATTATTAAGCAGAGAAAAAACGGACAGATGATTGAAGGATTTCAATTAGTAGATTGGATTCATGCCACATACGACAAATCATTTGTCTTGCCAATGTCTAGTGTTTTAACTATGTCTGAATTGGATTCAAGAATTGAAAAATATTATCTTAAAACAATTAGTGAAGATTCTGATACTAATGATGAACCAGGAAGAGTACCTCTAGAAGAACTAAAAGGTAGAACTGGTTACCTAGGTTCTATTCAAGAAACTAAAAAATCTCTAGAAAAGATATTTAAGATTAGCTAAAAGCTACTAGTTCTCTTGAACCCTTACAGAGTTATTGTACTGAGTTTCTGAGGTCTTGTCAAGCTCCTTGACAAAACTCCTGTTGTCATCTATACTGTACCCAAGTAAGCAAACCGAAACATGTATGGCTAAGAAAGATCCAGAATATTACGTAAATAATAAGGACTTCCTAGAAGCAATCATTTTGTTTCGTACGCAAGTTAAAAAAGCAGAAAAAGAAAATAAACAACCACCGAGAATTCCTCGTTACATTGGAGATTGTTTTCTTAAGATTGCTACACATTTGTCATACAAACCGAACTTTGTCAACTATACTTTCCGAGAAGATATGATTTCGGATGGTGTAGAAAACTGTGTTCAGTACATTAGTAACTTTGATCCAGAAAAATCAAAGAACCCCTTTGCTTACTTCACTCAAATTATTTACTACGCTTTCCTTCGTCGTATTCAAAAAGAGAAACGCCAGTCTGACATTAGAACAAAAATTCTAGAACGTTCTGGATTTGATCATGTAATGCATACCGACAACTATGGCAATGACATGAATTCTAGTTATTCTGACATGGGTAGCATCAAAGAAAATGTTGAAATTAGAATGAACCGATGAGTAATGATGAAGACTTTTGGATTGATGATTGTTTCCGAGTCAATCAACAACGATGGGGAACTTGGATTAGCTACGATAAAGAAGGCAAGGAACTTATTACCGCACTCGCCAAGGAAAGTTGTATCAGTGGAACACGCTTCTACCTTAAGGGTAAACAAGAAGGATGGGACACTGATGTACGCTCATATGATGGAACTGTCGGAGGTAAACTGTGACCGTCGCTCTTATTACTGATCAACACCTAGATGGCAGAAAAGGAAGTCTGGCATTCTGGGAATATTTTAAAAAGTTCTATGATGAAATCTTTTTTCCAACGCTGGAAAGACAGGGGATCAAGACAATCATTGATCTCGGAGATACGTTTGACAACCGCAAAAGCATTGATTTTAATGTGTGGGGTAGGATTCGTAGGGATTATTTTGATCGTCTCAATGATATGGGTATCACTGTACACATGATCCTTGGGAATCATTGTGTATATTACAAGAATACCAATCGAATTAATTCACCAGAATTACTGTTGAACGACTATGAAAATATTCATGTCTACTCTAATGTTGCTACAACTTACATTGAGGATACTCCAATTTGTTTCGTCCCCTGGATTAACAAAGAGAATCAAGAAGAGACGTTTAAACATCTTGAGAGCACAAATGCCGAGATCGTCATGGGACACCTCGAACTTGATGGATTTGAAGTAACACCAGGAATGAAGATGGAGCATGGAATGGATCCCAAACTATTCTCCAGATTTAAACAAGTGTTCTCTGGACACTACCACCACAAATCTTCCCGAGGTAATATTACATACCTGGGCAATCCTTACCAGATGTTCTGGAATGATTACAAGGATGATCGTGGGTTCCATCTTTATAATCCTCCTACAAATAAAATCAAAAGGGTTAAGAATCCATTTGAAATATTTCAGAAAGTTTATTACAATGACGTAATGAACACAGAGCATCCAATTGACGAGTCATTTGCTAATGCTTTTGTGAAAGTCATTGTTGAGGAGAAAAGAGATTATCAACAATTTGAAAAATTAATTGATGATCTTTATAACATTGGTTCTCATGATGTAAAAATTGTAGAAACCTTAGTAGACCTAGAAGGACAAGAAGATTTAGATCTTGAAGTCAAGGATACTATGACACTTCTCAATGAGTATGTTGAAGAAATGGATATCCAAGTAGATAAAACCGAACTGAAGAAGTTAATGAGAACCCTATATATTGAAAGTTGTGAAGTAGCCTAATGTTCATTCTCACACTCAAAAATAGACCAGACGGTGTGTTCTCTATTCTTACTGATGATGGAGATCAAGTCATTCCTATTTTTGAGTGTGAAGAAGATGCCGACAGATACTTTTGTATGATGAAGGAGGACGAAGAGAATCCTCCATTACAAATTGTTGAGATTGAACGAGAAATGATCGTTGAGGCATGTGAAGAGCGCTACCATAGATATGCTATAATAACCAAAGACGATTTCCTGATACCTCCAAAAAGTTTGGCATGATTATTTTTAAAAAAATTCGTTGGAAGAACTTTCTATCAACTGGAAATACTTTCACCGAAGTTGATTTGACATCTCACAAAACTAATCTGATCGTCGGAACCAACGGCGCTGGTAAGAGTACCATTCTAGATGCTCTTACTTTTTCTTTATTTGGAAAACCGTTCCGTAAGATCAACAAACCGATGCTTGTAAATAGCATCAACGAAAAGGATTGTGTTACTGAGATTGAGTTCTCTATTGGTAAATCTGATTACCAAGTAATACGTGGTATCAAACCAAACAAGTTTGAGATCTATTGTAATGGACAATTGTGGAATCAAGAATCTACAGTTGTTGATCAGCAAAAGAACTTCGAACAAAATGTTTTGAAGATGAACTATAAATCTTTCACACAGATTGTAGTTCTGGGATCGTCTACGTTTGTTCCTTTCATGAGACTTCCTCTTGCTCAACGTCGTGAGATTATTGAAGATATCTTAGATATCCAAATATTTTCTGTGATGAATACTCTCTTGAAAGATAAAGTTCGGGAGAACGGAGAGGAACTACGTGAATTGGAATATCAGTTTGATCTTCTTCAGGATAAGATCAATCTACAGAAGAGTCATCTAGAAGAACTAGATGCCAAAAACAAAGTTAATATTCAGAAGAAACAAGAGAAGATAGAAGAATACCTTTCCGAAATTCGGGAGAACAATCAAAACATTGTCAAAGATCAGTCAGCAATTGATACGATTAATGAAGAGATTGCTGAGTACAAACAATCTTCAGATAAACTTAAGAAACTAAACACTTATCTAATTAAGTTAAGTTCTAAGTTACAGTCTTGTCAGAAAGAACATGAATTCTTTGAAGGCAATACTGTATGTCCTACGTGTACTCAAAATCTTTCTGATGAGTTTAGAGCAGACAAATTAGAGTCTGGTAAAAACAAATTGGAAGAAATGAATCTAGGATACAATGATATCTTATCTGCTATTGGAGAAGAAGAAAGGCGATTCAATGCCTGGCAAGAGTTGTCCAATAGAATTACTTCTCTAAACAATCAGATTACTCAGACTAATTTTAAGATTAGTTCTTTGAGAAAATCTGTTGAAGAAGTTGAAGAAGAGATTAAATCTTTAGAGACTGGTGGCGGTGACAAGAAAGAAGCATTCTCCAAACTGGAGCAAATGGTCAAAGATAAGAAATCTATTAATACTGATATCAGTCATTTGAAAAAGGATAAGGATCTTTTAATCACAGCATCACATCTTTTGAAAGACACTGGTATCAAGACGAGGATCATCAAAACTTATCTTCCTACTATGAACAGGATGATCGGTAAGTATCTGACACGAATGGACTTCTATGTAAACTTTGCTCTCAATGAAAACTTTGAAGAAACAATCAAATCTA